CTGGGTGATACAATGATAAAAACTTTTGAAGAATTACTTTTTCTTTAGAAACAAATAAACTACCGCTTCTAAAAATAACATGCTCTAATCTTTGGTCACCTTTCATTTCATCAACAAAGCATGTTCTTTGATTTTGACAGTACTTTATCTCTCTTTCATAACCTTTTTGTTCATCAAACCAATATAGATTTGCTGACTTTATGGATCTTGATAAAGGTTTTTTTCTTCCTCTTAAATAATAAATTCTATCTTTTACTTCCCAAGTATTTTTTGGTTTAGCTTTTGTTTTAAGAGCTTCAACCTTAGGTTGCTCTTCTACAACCATTGTTTCTTCAACTATAGGTTCTTCAACCTTAGTTTCTTTTTTCTTTTTTGCCATAATATAATATATAATATAATTAATAAAAATATAAGGGCGATACTAGACCGCCCTTATAAATAAATAGTCTTACTTCATTAGCATAAAGTTGTTTGCACCTTGTGTGATCAAACATCTTTCAGTTAAGAAGTGTAACTGCATAGAGTCTAGTGCGGATGTAGCGGCACCAACTGAACCTGTTGTCCAAGTTTTCATTCTTCTATCGTCAGTTGCAGAAGCTCTGTATCTAACGTGTAAGAAAGGTCTCTTCATGTTTTTGCCCATTTGTTGGTCATAAACAGTTGAAACACCTGCAGGTATCATAACACCTCTAATAGCAGAACTACCAGCTGCGTCGTTAATTCCACCTCTTGTAGCTTTATCATTTAAGTATCTAAAGTCAGATTTGTAAAAGTCATAAGAACCTCTTCTAAATCCTGAGAAACCTAAGTTTAATGCCATATCCTCGTCGTTGTCAAACACTCCGTAAGAAGTACCTCCAGCTCCGTAAGAATTCATTGAAGCTAACATGTCATCAATAGCTAAACTAGTACCACGATTAACAAACATCATGTATTCTTCAATAGCACCTTGTTTGTCAAACTCAGCCAAGATAGCATCAAATTCAGCTAAATCAGTAGCAGCATTAACACCTGTAACACCAGAAGTTAAATTACCTCTTGCTTCTATAGCAGCAAATAAACCTTCAGTACCAGCACTATTAGCAGCATCTGTAGTAGAACTACCAACAATAGTAGAACCTTGAACCTCTGAAGATGTAGCAGCAAGCTCAGCCTCTATCATTGCCATTTCAATATAATCATTGAATCTAGCTCTAGTATCAGATTCAGCTTTTAAATACCATAAGTAACCACTTTGCCCTTGTTCAGATGAAACTTCTACCCAACCAATTCTAGAAGCGTCTGATCCAGATACTTCGTAGTAATCTTTCATAATAATTGGTTTATTAATAAAAGATTTAAAAACTGGTTCATTAGCTCCTCTTGCGTCACTAGTGTTAGTTGTACCAGCAGCTAATGTATAGTTAGAAGCTTTTCCAAACTCAGAACCATAAACTAATATAGTAGTTGCTTTTGAAACTGTGTTAGCAGTTAAAGCTGATTGACCGTAAGGTAGTACATCAAGTACAGCACCGTTAACAACAGATACTAAACATTTAAAAACACCATCAGAGTTAGCTACTATAATAGTATCATTAACTCTAATACCGTGATTAGCTGCCGTAAAACCAGAACCAACATTACCGTCGATATCATCTTCAATTGTTACTTGTGCTATATTAGATACACCTGTGCCCGGATCAGCACCAGCTGTTGCAGAGTTCACATTACCTTTATATGATAAGTGTAATCTACCTTGTTCAGACCATACGACTTGATCAGAAGTCATTGCCTCTTCCGCTCCAACTTTAGCTAAAAAACCTGAAATAGTTCGTGGACCGAACACTTCAGCTTCTTTTTCCATTAAGTCAGGCAGGTATTGTTGCGCCCAGCCAGCAGTGGCTGTCGCAGTAAAATCGATGTAGTTTGTAGCTAATGTCTGCTTTTGTGAAGCAGCAACACTATTCAAACTACCACCTGGAGTAATTGCCATAATATATTTTTTTTAAATTGTTAATTAATTTTTCTTTCTAATTTTAAAAGACCTGTTTTAATTTCAGAAGAAGATTGACCTAACACCTTATACTTAACACCCCCAACATTTGTTTCGCCATGAGTTTTTCTAGGTTCTAGATTAATGTTTTTATCTTTAGCAACTTGACCTTTGATCGCATCTGCTTTACCTTGCTCGTAAAAGTGCTTGGCAATAGCATCAGAGTTCATAGCTGTAAATAGAGACTTGTGATAACCAGCGGCATCGTCTATAGTAGACTTATCGTCACCAACAAACTTATTGATGAAATTATTAATGTCACTTTGAGTTGTCTTTACTTTGTTAACATCATTAACATTATACCGATATTTTTTATCTCCGACATTATATTCAAAACCTTTGAAATTCTGTCCAAAGAAACTATCGGTCTTATTTAAAAATGTTCTCTTGCTTTTTTCAGATAACTTTTTCTGACCTTCTTGATCTTTGTTATACTTATGATAGAAATTAATAGCATCTTGTTGTTCTTGGGTCAACTTCGACCCAGCTTTAATTTCATCATAATACTTAGACTTTTGCCCGTCTAAATAGGCTTTAGCCTCGGCAACTTGCTCTTTGAGGGCTATCTTTTTTCCACGTATTGTTTTTTCATCATCAACATCTTCTTCATATCCAAACTTGTCTTCTAATAAAAAACCACGTTCTTCTGCTGTTAAATGAGATTTAGTAGTTCTGTAATACTCATCTAATATATCTGAGTCGTCCATTTTAGAAACATCTCTATTTAAATTAACGTAGTCTTGTAAATCACCACCTGTTTCTTCCATGAATTCTACAACTTTCTGTATATTCTCTGGTAATGGTTTTCCAGTAGCCACGGCTTCTTCCACCGCTTCTTCAACTGCTCCTTGAACTTCTTCAACTTTCTCTTCTTCAGTAACCTCCTCAAGTGTAGGCTGATCTACTGTTTCCTCAACTACGTCCACCTTTTCTTGTTCAGCGGGTTGTTGTTCAACCTCTTCGCTTTGAACTTCAGGTGTATTATCTAAATCTATTTTAATAACATCTGGATCTTCAGCGCTATCAAACTTAGATAAATCTACTTCGTCAACAACCTCTTCTACAGGTTGTTCTACGTTTTCTTCAGTTGTTTCTTCGACAACTTCTTTGTTTTCTTCTGTCATAATAAAATTTTATAAAATATTAAATAATAAGGATTACATCTCTAAACCTGCATCCCCTGTAACTATATCATTACCTGATGACTCAAACTTTTTAAGTGATTCACCCCCACTTCTTTGAGTAATCATTTCTTTTTGATGTCCAGCTTGTCTATCAACTCTAGCATCTTTTCTATCTTCTCTTAAAGCTTCCATTTTATCTGCAGCTTCTTTTTTCAAACCTTCTAACTTTGTATTTAATTGAAACTCATATTGCATTAAATCTTTTTTAACACTAGCTTCTTCTCTTAAATATTGTATTTTAAGTTGGTTTCTAGTTTGCTCTAGTTGAGCATCAGATTGAGCGTTAGCTTGTTTCTTTTGAACCTCAGCTTGAGCCGCCGCTTGTTGTTGTTGTTGATTAGCTTGAGATTGAGCTTGTATGTTTTGTTGTTGTATCTGCTGATCTCTTTTTTGTTTTTGCTTTCTTTTCAACTTCAACATTTGATTAGCTAGCTTTACGTTTCTTACGTTACGTAAATCAATAGCATCATCTAGATCTATTGACCCTTGTTGTAATGAAACCTGTATGTTGTTTTCAAGCATTTGTTTTTCTTCATCATCTGGCATTAGTTCTATGAATATACCAAAATCATAAAGATGTAAGTTTTTCATTTCTTCTAGCGTAGCAACATTATGTGCGCCTAGAGCTCTTATGAAAGCATCACGCGTTGGTGAGTACTCTATAATATCAGAAATCCTAAGTGATAGACACTCCGCTATCTCAGCTGTTAAGAATAATCCAGATTGTAATATATGTCTTGTGGCAGTGTTAGAATTTGCAGCTGCTAGCTTTTGAACGCCAACTAAGGCATTTTTATCTG